GTGGCTTTTCAAGGATATATTGAGGAAGATAGTAGTGGAGATAGTAGAATATTATCAGGACACAATGTAACTTTCGTGCATGGACACAGATTTCTATGACTAGTAAACTTAAAGTAAATATAATCGCTGACGGTGGTGATAACGCCATTATGACCTCTGATGGGTCAGGGTCTTTGACATTGAATAATGCTGCATTAAAAATGACTCCTGCTTTTGAAGCACAGGGAAGTGGTTCTAACCAAACAATAGCAGACAACACAAATTCAAAAGTAACAGTCTATAACACTGAATTATATGATTCAAATAATGACTATACTGATAATAGATTTACTCCTACTGTTGCAGGGAAATATTACATATATGCTACTGCTTATTGGTCAACATCAACATCCAATGATTATCACGATGGACAAATTGCTATTTATAAAAATGGTAGTAATTATGCAGATGTAAATAATAACTGGAACGCAAGTGGTGGAAACGCTAGAGCAGAATATGTTGGTGCTGTTGTAGATATGAATGGTAGCAGTGATTATGTAGAAATATATATTTATCAAAACACAAACTCTGGAGGTTCGATAAGTGTTAGTGCAGGGTCAACAAATTCTAGGTTTGGTGGATATAAGGTTATAGGAGCATAACATGGCACTTAATACATTACCCGCAGGAGCTTTTGCAGATAGTGCAATCACTTCAGCAAAAATTAACTTAGCTAATAATTTTGCTTTTACCGGAACAGTTACTGGTGCGGGAGCATACGAATTACTACAAACTCAAACGGCATCAAGTTCTTCAACAATAACATTTACATCAACTTATATAACAAGCACTTATAATCATTATTATGTAGTGATTGAAGGAGCAACTTTTAGCACAGATGGTTCAAGTGGAACATTTGAATTTTCAACTGATAATGGCTCTAGTTACTCATCTACTGGAAGTTTCTTTGCACAAAATGCTTATGACAGCACATTTCGAGTAGTAGGGCCTTCTGTTTCTCAAAGCAGTATGAACACTTTTACTAGTGTTGATGGTGACGATTCTAATAACAATGGTATAGCAACTTTAGAACTTCATCTATTTAATTTAAATTCAACAACAGATAAAAAATTAGGGTGGGGTATAGCATCTCGACATACGCAAAATGGTGATGCGGGTGGATATAGAATATATCAATATGGTTTAGATACGACATCAGCAATAAATAATATCAGATTTGGTATGTCTAGTGGAACATATGTTACAGGTAAATTTAAAATATATGGAGTGAGATAATGGCTAGACATCATTTAATAGACGGAGTTAAAGTGCCTTTTACAGCAGAGGAAGAAACTGCATGGGATGCTAAAGAAAAAGCATGGGCTGATGGTGCTTTTGATAGAGCCTTGGTTGAATTAAGAGATAAAAGAAACAAATTATTAGCAGAAACAGATTGGTGGGGTGCCTCTGATAATACTATGACAGACGCACAGAAAAAATATAGACAAGATTTAAGGGATTTAACGGCAGGTCTTGATACTGTAGATAAAGTAAATGCAGTTGTCTGGCCTACAAAACCGTGATAATTTAAGCTATGGCATCAACATTTTCAGATAGATTAAAATTAGAATTACAAGCGTCAGGCGAAAACGCAGGTACTTGGGGTGATAAAACAAACAATAACCTTGAGGTCATTGATGCGTTTGTAAATGGTTATTTATCTAAAAGCGTAGCAGGATCTTCTGATGTTACACTTACAACTGCTGATGCCTCAGCGACAGCAGAATCCTCTAACAAAGTTATTGAACTTACAGGAGCTTTGACTGGCAACATTAAAGTGTTAGTACCAGCTAAAGAGAGTAATTACGTAATATTTAATAACACAACAGGTTCTTTTACTTTGACCGTGGCTCCCACTGGTCATACAGCAAATGGGGTAGCTGTTACTCAAGGTTCACACACTATGATCTATAATCAGTCAGATAAGTGTGTTGACGTATTAGGTGCCAAAGTAGGTACAACTGGCACTACTTATATCGGTAGTGGTGCAGAGTTGACAGGCATCGACATTATACCTGCAGGATCTTTGATGTTATTTCAACAATCATCAGCTCCTACAGGTTGGACTAAAGCTACAGCTCACGATAATAAAGCGTTAAGAGTTGTAACAGGCTCTGCAAGTTCAGGTGGATCTAACACTTTTGCAGCAGCATTTAATAACAATCAAACAGTTAGTGGAACTACAAGTAGCACCAGTGTTACTATTACAGGATCTACGGCTGCACACCAACTTACTATTTCCGAAATGCCAGCTCACACTCACACAGAGGGTGGTATACAAGAATTTGGTACTACATCCTCTACTTCAACTGGCACAAGAAACACAGGTAACTCATCACCAGGTAATCAGTTTGAAACACAATCAACTGGTGGCGATGGCAGTCACTCTCATGGCGTTGGAACTTTAGCAGGTGATGCGCACACACATACTTTTTCAGATACATTTAATCTTGACGTGCAGTATGTTGATGTAATTATTTGTTCTAAGGATTCGTGAAACTCAAAGTCAAAGATAATTGTCCTCTCGATAATTTTAATCCATGTCGCAAGTTTGAATGTGGCTGGTTTATACAGATACGTGGTAAACATCCTCAAACAGGTGAAGAAGTTGATGAATATGGCTGTGCCATGGCACTTATGCCCATGTTAATGATTGAAAACTCAAGACAAACAAATCAAGCAGGATCAGCCATAGAAAGCTTCAGAAATGAGATGGTCAAACAAAACATGACAACTCTGTCAACACTAATGAAAGGTATGGATAAGAAAAAACTAAAATGATTACAGATGATTTAAAAAACCATGACATAAGGTTGTATTTAGGTATGCCTATGTATGGTGGAATGCTTAGTGAAAACACAATGCATGGGACTTTAGCTTTACAACAATGGACCTCGGATCAAGGTGTTGGTATGAAAGTACAAACAATTGGTAATGAGTCTTTAATTACAAGAGCTAGAAACACGATAGTGTCTATGTTCTTAGATGATAAAGATTATGTAGGCTCACATTTATTATTTATTGATGCTGATGTTGGATTTGGACCTGCTAATATAGATAGATTAATTAGAGCTGACAAAGACATTGTTTGTGGCATTTATCCAAGAAAATGTATTCACTGGGATCAAGTTATAAGAGCAGTGAAAGAAAACCCTAACATTACAGAAGAGCAAGTTTCTTATAAGGCTTTAGGTTATAATTTAAACTTTGAAGACGTATCAAACATCAAATTGCAAGGTGGTTACACAGAGGTTATGGAAGCGGCAACTGGTATGATGCTAATAAAAAGAGATGTTTTTAAAAAACTACAAGAGGCTTATCCTGATAGAAAATATAAATCTGATCAAATAGTGAACGGAAATCGTTGGAAGTCAGATAATTGTTATGATTTCTTTGGAGTTGGAAAATTACCTTGGGATAAGGAGGAGAGATATTTAAGTGAAGACTATTATTTTAGTAGATTATGGTCTAATATACAGGGTAAAATTTGGGCAGATGTGGCCTCGCCCTTAGTGCATCATGGAAACATGCACTTTAAAGGTCATGTAGGAACAATATTTAGCGTAGCTGATGACACTAACAAAACTAAAACTTCAACCAGGAATAAACAAACAGACAAGTAGTCTTGGCGCAAGTGGGACATACACTGATTGTGATAATATTAGATTTAGATATGGATTACCTGAAAAGATTGGTGGTTGGGCTAAAAACACACAAACTACGATTATTGGTGTCCCAAGAGACGCTCATCATTGGGTAGCATTAGATGGCACAAGGTTAGCGGCTTTAGGCACAGATAAAAAACTTTATATCTTTGCTAATGATGTTTTGTATGACATTACTCCTATTAGACAAACAAATAGCTCAGTAACTAGTATTTTCACTACAACAAACGGATCAGCCAATGTGACTGTAAATGTTAACGGACACGGTGCTCTTGTAGGTGATATAGTCACTTTCTCTGGTACCACAAGTTTGTCAGGCACAAGTTTTAGTGCAAGTAATTTTGATAGAAGTTTTGAAGTTAAATCAGTAACAGGCACAAACTCGTTTGTTATTCAACAAGATGCAAACGAATCAACAGGTAGCGTCACAACAGGAACTGCTACTGCTAAGTTTGACATAAACTCAGCTCCCGCTTTTTCTACATTCGGATACGGTTGGGGCACAAATGGTTATGGTGGATTCTCAACAGCGGTAACAAATCTTCTTAATGGAGCTTTATTAGATGACACTGCAGGAACAGGAGGATCAGGCACATCCATAACTTTAGATAGCACAACAGATTTTTCTACTTCAGGTAAAATAATAGTAGATGATGAAATTATATCTTATACAGGTAAAACATCTACAAATTTGACAGGCATCACAAGGGCTGTAGATAGTTCTACAAGATCAGCTCATGCAGATGATTCAGTTGTGACATTATTTGAAGACTCAGCTAATGCAAACGCATGGAATATACCAAGTAATAGTTCAAGCACCATCTTAGACGGAAGAGATTGGTCAATAGATAATTTTGGTGAACTGATGATAGCAACTGCCTTAAACGGATCTACCTTTCAATGGTCACCTACATCTGATGGTTTAGCAGGTAAAGCAAGTTTAGTGACAAACGCTCCAACAGCCAGTAAATTTTCTTTGGTGTCAACGCCAGATAGACACCTTATTTTGTTTGGTACAGAAAAAACAGTAGGCACAGCCTCTTCTCAAGATCCTTTATTATTAAGATTTTCATCACAAGAGGATATTAATACTTATGAACCACGAGCCACAAACACAGCAGGATCTTTACGTATTCAAGACGGTTCAACAATCGTTGGTGCAGACAAAGCTCGTGGTCAAATACTTGTATGGACAGACACCTCACTTCACGGATTACAATTTATAGGTCCACCATTTACTTTTGGTCTTAATCAATTAGGTAAAAACTGTGGACTATTAGGGCAACATGCTGCTGTTGTAGTCAGAGATGTATCTTACTGGATTGGTCAAAATGCATTCTTTGTATTTGATGGTACTGTAAAAAAATTACCATGCACGGTTGATGATTTCGTATTTGAAAATATAGATTTAACACAGACAGATCAAATCTTTGCTGGTGTTAACACTGAGTTTGCAGAAATAATTTGGTTTTATGTCACTAATCCAAGTAATGAAGTTAATCCACAAATAAATAAATGTGTAATTTACAATTATCTTGAAGGATCTTGGGCAGTGGGCACATTAAATAGAACAACTTGGGTTGATCGTGGAGTTTTTCAAAATCCTTTTGCTACTGAATATCTTAAGGATAGCGTTGCTAACGCTACACCAACAGTTATTGGATTATCAAATGGTGTTTCAAGATATTATAAACATGAGTTTGGCACTGACAATGATGGCACTGCAATGCAATCGTTCATTCAGTCTGGAGATTTTAACATTGATGAGGGCGGAGAGCAGTTGATGCGCATAGGGAGATTTGTGCCTGACTTTAGAGATCAGACAGGTAATGTCAGTGTAACTTTTAGTTTTAAAAATTATCCTTATGGTAATGTTGTAAGTCAAACAGCCACAACTGTGCAGACCACTGACATAAAAAAAGATTTAAGAGGTAGAGGTAGACAAGCAAACTTTAAAATAGAAAGTAATGTCGTGGGTGGTAATTTTAAAATGGGCACGTTTACCATAGATGCCTATCCTGATGGTGGTAGATAATGGCTAAGATTGCACAAACAAGATTTCCTGACCCACCTGATAATTATGACCCAAGATCTTTTGCTGAACTAATCAGACAACTAGAACAATTAATACTACAACTAAACTTTTCTTATCAGCAAGACAACGCTGATGAGCAGACGAGAAGGGCGTTTTTCTTTGGATAATGGCTGACGTATTTAAAAGATTTATATCTAATTTAACAACTACAAATCTAACTACAGTTTTTACTGTGCCACAGGCAGATGTATCAGCTTCACCACCTGTGCCTGTATCAACATTTGTGGTAAAAAGTTTATCTGTGCACAATTATCATGCTTCGGACACTATTACTGTGACCATTACACATAATAATGGATCTGCTGATTTTGAGGTGGATGAGGTAGATGTAAGCGCAACAGACACAACAACAAGAGAGGATGTAAAGGTTTTTGAGGCAGGAGATGCATTAAAAGTAACAGCAAACGCTGCTAACAAGGCGATGGTCACCGTATCACTGCTTGAAATTAAACAACAACAATAATATAAATAGAGGTTAAAATGAATAAAATCGTAGAAGAACCAAAAGTAGTAGGTTATAAAGACATTAATGGACAACAAATTCCTATATACAGTTGCAAAACGGAAACAGTGCTCACTCACAAAAAAACTGGCGCAACTTATGAAAGCGAAGAAGCAGCCTCTGCTGATGTCTCCGATCCTAATACAGATACTACTGAAGAAGATATTCAAAGAGACGTAACCATATTTGCACCTAGACTTGGCATGGGTGCAACTAACAAGAAGGAATAATGACTAATGCAAGAAAAGGACTACGCACAGATTTATGAATTTGGTCTTGGATCTCTGATCGGTGATTTTTTTCAAAATGTTAAAGACACCGTTACAGGCGTAGCTAAAACTGTTGCTCCAATAGCTCCTTTTGTTTTACCTTTTGTAGCTCCAGGAATAGGAAATTTAATAGGAGGTAGCATTGGTAACTTTATTGGCAGTAGATTAGGTCAAGCAGCAATAGGTGCAGGTATAGGAGCACTAGCAGGACAAAAACCCTCTGAGATTGCAAAAAATTTAGCTCTTCAAACTGCTACTTCAGGAATTGCTGGAGTATTAGGAACTAATAGAGGTCAGGGCACTATTGGTGAAAGGTTTATGAGTGGGGTTAAAGGAGTGGAGTTACCTAAAGTTGAAGGTGTAGCTACCGATAAAACTTTTATAGATAAAGTTGTTTCTGCCATTAATCCAGCAGACAGAGCTATTAATCCTGAATTTACAAAAACTAAAAAAATTGCAGAAATAACAGGAAACCCTTTAACTGATGATGAGA